TGTTTACCTTCGGTAAGTGACAGCGGGGATCGCCGTCGATGGCCTCAATTATGCCGACCTTCGAAAACCCCTGTCAAGCCGAGGGTTATTCGGTGGAGGCAACATCGTAGATGTTGTAATAGCCGACAAAGCTGTGGGGTTATTCGGTGGAGGTCGATGTTGGCGACGTAGTCGCTGTGCGCAATGAAGGTCGGGGTAGTCTATGACTACCGGTGGATACACCAAGCCTCGTTACTGACCCGGTGGTCATTAAAACGTTATGTTTTATAACGATTTTTCTCATCGGAAACCGAAATCGAGTCAGTTTCCAAAGCGAAGCTTTTCCTATACGTGACAATGACTTACACACACACAAGTGGAAACGACGTAGTCGTCGCGTGTCACCCGAGCACGACGTCGCCCGAGCATGTGCTCACCAGCGCCAGCGCAGGGCTGGGCAGGGGCGCGTGGGCCACCGGGGGTGCCTGCGCTATTTGTATACACCGAAACCCACAGATCAGGGAAAATGGCACTGTAAACCACAGCCCTATTCCGACCCTATACAATCCTGCCACACAACACAGACTGTGCAAAAAGTCCCCGTCTTTGTGGCGTACAATGACATGCCATAGTCTGCCCAGACTGCCATAACCACCATAGACTATATTGTCAGAAAAGTGTAAGTGTTGTAACAGTTGTAAAAGTTTGTAACAGAGCATTGACAACCTGCACCAAAATGTGCAAAACTATGGGGGATTAGGGGGCGATGTAGACATAGAAGACGATAACGTTCGATAGGGTCTGTGTTGAAAGATTGATATACAAATACATAGAGACTCTAAAACACAGATCTATGTAGTTCTATATAGCCCCAGAGAAGAAGCAAAGATGTCACAATGTGAAATCGACTAATAAACAATCTTCTCATCACAGCAATTTCGACCAATAAACCATTGCTTGTTAATCCTTCTTGTTGTGTTACAGTAGCATCTATGTACCTACGTTATCGATAGAGCTAAGCTTGCTACCAATAAGCTGATCGATAAAGCTTCTACATAGAAGGATAGAAATGCAGCACCCCTTATGTGTTACACGACAGCAACTGGAAGATGAAGGAAAACTGTTTGTTGCTCCTTACAGTTACGCTTCCGAAATATTCAAAGCAATTCATCGCGGAAACTTAGAGACAACTCACATCTTCCATTCAGATGTTTATTTTGTTAGAGCAGCGCTTGAAAAGCGCACAGGTTTTGTGTTCCCATTAGACGCAGTTGAAGCGGCTATGAAGGAGCAAGGATGGCGAGACAGGCGTGGCACTGCCCGTTATTGACACCTATATAGGACTATACAGACTATGGAAGACCGCTACAAGAAGATGGGCTTCACCGCCTACAACAAGCCAATTGACAGCAACCGTGAAGGCAAGAAGAAGATGGTTGTTGCCAAAGAAGGTGATGTGGTAAAACTAATTCACTTCGGCGATGCGTCAATGGGTCATAACTACAGTGACGAAGCACGAAAGAGTTTTAAAGCGAGGCATGCTGATAACATTGCCAAAGGTAAACTGAGTGCGGCCTATTGGGCTGATAAGGTTTTGTGGAAAGAAGGTGGTGACAAGAAGATGCCGCCTAAGAGTCAGAAGCACAAGAAAGGTATTTGACATGGCTACGACAATGAAGACTGATGCACAGAAGGTTGCAGACTATCGCAAGCAGGCAATGGATAAGACGTTGCCGCAGGAAGTGCGTGACATGGCTGACAAGAAGGCCAACGAGATTGAGGCTAAGAATGCCAAGAAGGCTGGTGTCAATCTGGCTAAGGGCGGTATGGTGAAGCCTGCAGCTAAGAAGGCTATGGCTAAAGGTGGTGCTGTCGCCAAGGCTCCGGCTAAGAAGGCTAAGAAGTAATATGAAGCCGGGTCTCTATGCCAACATTGCAGCAAAGCGTGAGCGCATTGCTGAAGGGTCTGGGGAGAAGATGAGGAAGAAGGGCGCTAAAGGTGCCCCCACCGACAAAGCCTTCAAAGAAGCTGCAAAGACTGCGAAGATGGCAAAGGGCGGTGCTGTTGTCGCCAAGGCTCCGGTTAAGAAAGGTAAGTGTTGAAATGGCTCTGATGAGAAAACCGGAGGAGTATTGCCCTAGCATTACTCCGACTATTGTTGACGCTAAGACGAACGAGGTCAACACTGAGAAGACCATTGCTAATTGGAAGCTTGGTCCTGAGAAACCCTCTGCAGATCCTAAAGCTAACAAAGACTATTGGACTGCAATGGCTGATGCATGGAACACCAGCGAAGCTGAAGCTCGTCGTCAGGTCTGTTCCAACTGCGAATACTTCAACAACACTGTTGAGATGATGGAGGCTATGGATGCCATCCCCTACAACAAATATGATGTAGATGCTGGCGGTCGTGGTTATTGCCACAAGTTCAAATTCATCTGTCATAACCTTCGCAGCTGCATGGCTTGGGAAGCTAAAGACTATTACATGGAAGAAGAAAATGGCGACTAAGAAGCAACAGGCCAAGATTGGCAAAGTGATGGGTGAGTACAAAGAAGGCACCCTGCATAGCGGCAAAGGTGGTAAGGTTGTTAAAAACCCTAAGCAGGCTGTAGCCATTGCATTGTCCGAGGCAGGCGTTGCCAAACCTAAGAAGAAGAAATAATGAGCAAAGAACCGAAGATCAGAAGTGTTGGTAAGAATCTAACAGCAGGTGTAGATAACACCATCTACACATGTCCAGATCATTACATTGCCAAGATGGTGTTGCTCTTCGTTTCCAACCACGGCGGGAATAATAAGCTTGTTACAATTCGTTGGCACGATGCTTCAACCAATGAAGACTATTACATTGTAGGCGGATATGTGTTGTCCGCCAACGGCTACCTTAAGCTAGATGGTAGCTATCTCGTACTGAATCCCGGTGATTATTTGGTGGTTAATCCAGAAGCATCTTCTACCGTTTCGACAACCGTCACCGTTGAAGAATACTACGAACAATCATTGTTTTAATCATGGCTAAACAACTCACTGAACAACAACAGAAATTCTTGGACGTCCTCTTTGACGAGGCCGGTGGCAATCTGAAGAAGGCTCTTCGCCTTGCTGGCTATAGCGAAGGCTATAGCTCTACGCAGATTGCAAAGGTGCTTAAAGAGGAGATTATCGAAGCTACTCAGCTATATATGGCACTTAATGCACCGAAGGCTGCAGCTGCTATGGTTGGTGCCATTGACGATCCTACAGAGCTTGGTTTGAAAGAAAAGATGGCTGCTGCCAAAGATTTGATGGACCGAGCAGGTCTTGTGAAGACTGAGAAAGTTCAAGTAGAATCTAACAGTGGTGGTGTTATGTTGCTGCCTGCTAAGGAAAAAGAAGAAGACTGATGGAAGACTTAGGCATTGGTGTTTGGATATTGCCGAAGCCAACTGCAAAGAACGTCTACGTAAAGATACCTCGCATTGCCAGAACAATTCCATTTGGCTATGTCGTAGATGAAGAAGACGAAGGATGGCTAAAGCCTGTACCGCTAGAGCTAGAAGCTCTGGAAAAGGCTAAGCAATATCTGAAGCAGTATTCGTTGAGACAGGTTGCAGCATGGCTAACAAAAGTGACTGGTCGAGAAATCAGTCACATGGGATTGTCAAAGAGACTAAAGAGTGAGCAATCAACAAGACGACGTAACTCCGCTTATCGACTCCTTGCCAGAAGGTACGAAGCGGCCCTCAAAAAAGCGCAAGAGTTCGAGCAGCGCCTCGGCACGAAAGAAGAAGACACCTACTTCGGAACCGACGAATATCGTAGAATTAGCGCCAGCTTCGGAGACGTTAGCGACGACGACGGTGACGACACCGACGCCGACAATTGATAACGTCATCTTCCGTCCCAATCCGGGACCACAAACGTTCTTTCTAGCCTCATCTGAGCGTGAAGTGTTGTACGGTGGTGCTGCCGGTGGCGGTAAGTCGTATGCTATGTTGGCAGATCCGCTGCGCTACATTGCTCATCCTCAGTTTTCTGGGCTGCTTCTTCGTCACACCACTGAAGAACTGCGAGAACTTATCTGGAAATCGCAGGAGATGTACCCGAAAATCTATCCGGGCATCAAATGGAGCGAGAGAAAGATGCAGTGGCAGCATCCTTCCGGTGGAAAACTGTGGATGTCCTACCTCGATAGGGACGAAGATGTGTTGCGCTATCAGGGTTTGGCCTTCAGCTGGATTGGTTTTGACGAATTGACGCAGTGGCATACCCCGTTTGCGTGGAACTACATGCGTTCTCGTCTGCGTACACCCGCTTCTGACCTGCCAATTTACATGAGAGCTACCACCAACCCCGGTGGACCCGGTCATGCTTGGGTGAAAAAGATGTTTATCGACCCGTCGCCACCGGGAAAGTCCTTCTGGGCTACCGATTTGGACACGGGACAGACGATGACGTACCCGAAAGGGCACAGCAGAGAGGGTCAACCGCTGTTTAAACGTAGGTTTATCCCTGCAATGCTGTCGGATAACCCCTATCTTGCTGACTCTGGTGACTATGAGACCATGCTTTTGTCTCTTCCGGAACATCAACGTAAGCAATTGCTGGAAGGTAACTGGGATATTAGCGAAGGCGCAGCGTTTCCTGAGTTCAACAGGTCTATTCACGTTGTTGAACCCTTCGACATCCCTAAAAACTGGGCTAAATTCAGGGCAGCTGACTACGGATATGGCAGCTATAGCGCTGTTGTCTGGTTTGCTGTGACACCTAGTGAACAACTTGTCATCTATCGAGAGCTATATGTCAGCAAAGTGCTGGCAAAAGACTTGGCACACATGGTGTTGAGGGCTGAAGAGAACGATGGTGTAATTCGTTACGGTGTTCTTGACAGTAGCTGCTGGGCAAAGCGTGGAGATACAGGCCCGTCGCTGGCTGAACAGATGATTGCAGAGGGTTGTCGCTGGCGTCCTGCTGATAGAAGCGCTGGCAGCCGCTCTGCTGGTAAGAATGAGTTGCATCGAAGACTGCAAGTTGATCCATTTACAGAACAACCTAGACTCGTTATAACTTCTAACTGCGTTAACACAATCGCTCAACTTCCTGTTATACCTCTGGATAAGAAAAACCCAGAAGATATTGACACACGTAGCGAGGATCACCTTTACGATGCTATTAGATATGGCATTATGAGTAGACCACGTAGTAGTCTTTGGGACTATAATCCGCTGACGGCAGGACATACAGGAATGCGTATGGCTGATCAGAAATTTGGGTATTGAGGAATATATGGCACTAGGCGATAAACCTATCAACGACAAAGTTGTCGTTCTTGATGACGAGAAATCTACAGACGGTGTACAGCTTTTCCAAGCTGGTGGTCTGATTAGCTTTTTGAACCAGCGCTTTACTCGCGCTGAAGAAAGTCGACGTGTTGATGAAACTCGTTGGCTCAAAGCCTATCAAAACTATCGCGGCATCTATGGTCCCGATGTCAAATTCACTGATACAGAGAAGTCTCGTGTGTTCATCAAAGTGACAAAGACTAAGGTGTTGGCTGCTTATGGTCAGATCACCGAAGTGCTCTTTGCAGGTAACAAGTTTCCTTTGTCGGTTGATCCGTCTGTTCTGCCAGAAGGTGTTGTCGATGCTGTTCATTTCGATCCGCAAGCACCTGAAGGTGTTGGTGGTATTACCGACTTCGATCTAGACAAACTTGAAGAGCAGCTTGGTGCTTTGTCTGAGAAGCTCAAGGACGTTCCTAATCTGAAAATGGGACCGGGAGCTACACCGTCTTCTGTAACATTCGAGCCTGCAATGATTGCGGCTAAGAAGATGGAAAAGAAAATCCACGACCAGCTTAACGAGACAGGAGCTACAAAGCATCTTCGTTCTACCGCTTTCGAACTGTGTTTGTTCGGTACTGGTGTGATGAAGGGTCCGTTCGCTGTCGACAAAGAATATCCGAACTGGGACACTGAAGGTAAGTATAAGCCTACCATCAAAACTGTTCCTGAAGCCAGTCATGTTTCGCTCTGGAACTTCTACTGGGATCCTGACGCAATCAACGTCGAAGACTGCCAATACGTCATTGAGCGTCACAAGCTTTCGTCGACACAACTTCGTGCTCTGAAGCGTCGTCCTCATTTCCGTAAGAACGTCATCGACAAGCTGCTGGAGATGGGCGCATCTTATGTTAAGAAATATTGGGAAGATGATCTTCATGACTATGCTCCGTCGTTCGGCGTTGAGCGCTATGAGGTGATGGAGTTCTGGGGCAACATTGATGTTGATCTTCTTGAAGAGAATGGTGTTGAGATTCCCGAAGACTTTAAAGAGGCTGGTGAGTTGCAAGCCAACGTGTGGTTCTGCAACAATGAAATCATCCGCCTTGTTCTCAATCCGTTTAAGCCAGCAAAGATCCCGTACTACGCTGTTCCTTACGAACTGAACCCCTACTCTCTAGCAGGTGTCGGTGTCGCTGAAAACATGGACGACACTCAGACCCTAATGAATGGTTTCATGCGTATGGCAGTGGACAACGGGGTTCTTTCTGGCAACCTTGTCTTTGAGATTGATGAGACCAATCTCGTTCCCGGCCAAGACCTTACGGTGTATCCCGGCAAAGTGTTCCGTCGTCAAGGCGGTGCTCCGGGTCAGGCTCTGTTTGGTACCAAGTTCCCGAACGTATCGATGGAGAATCTGCAGCTGTTCGACAAAGCTCGACAGCTTGCCGATGAGTCTACAGGTATGCCTTCGTTCGCTCACGGTCAGACTGGCGTTACTGGTGTTGGACGGACATCGTCTGGCATCTCGATGCTGATGAACGCCGCTGCAGGTTCTATCAAGACTGTGGTGAAGAACATTGACGACTATCTGCTTGGACCGATTGGTAAAGCCTTTTTCAGTTTCAACATGCAGTTTGATTTCGATCCTGAAATCAAGGGCGACTTGGAAGTGTCTGCACGTGGTACTGAATCGCTGATGGCTAATGAAGTCAGAAGCCAGCGTCTGATGCAGTTTATGCAGATCATGGCAAACCCGGCATTGGCTCCGTTTGCTAAGATGCCGTACATTGTGCGTGAGATTGCCAAGTCGATGGATCTCGATCCTGACAAAGTGACGAACGACATGGCCGAAGCTGCACGTCAAGCTGCATTGAATCCTCCGCCGCCTGCTCCGGCTATGCCTATGCAAGGCGTTCCCGGTGTTTCCGGCGTTGCAGATATGACGGGTGGTGGTGCTGGAAACATTGGTGTTGGTGCTGTACCTGTTCCGGGTGAACAAGGATTCTCTGCTGCACCTCCGCAAGTGATGGGGTAATTGATGACACACAAGCCTTTTCTTCCTAAACTGAAAGTGCTTATAAACACAGCACATGCTTGGGATGCTTTTGTGGAAAAGCTTGAGTATGACATTGCAGCACAGCAAAGAAAGCTTGAGCAGGCTACAGACATGGCAGATGTGTTTAAGGCACAGGGTGCAATTGCTGCATTGCGTCAGCTTAAATATTTGAAGGATGAGATCAATGCTCAACAATGAAATGGAACGGCTGATGGCCGAGGGTGGAATGCTGCAAGAAGGCGGCACAGTAGATCCTGTATCGGGCAATGAAGTACCTGTCGGTGCAATGCAGGAAGAAGTTAGGGACGACGTTGACGCGAAACTTAGCGAGGGCGAATTCGTGTTTCCCGCTGACGTCGTCCGCTACCTTGGTCTACAGACATTGATGAAGCTGCGTGACAAAGCTAAAGAAGGTCTTGCCCGAATGAATGAGATAGGGCAGATGGGCAATGCGGAACAAGTTAAAAATCCTGAAGCGCTTCACGGCGAGTCTGAAGACATGGAAATGGATGACGATACTTTCGAATCCGAAATTGATTCGCTACTTGCCGAAGAAGACGACATGCCTGAATTTGCTGCTGGTGGTATGGTTGGTGGTGATATTCGTAAATTTGCTGACGCAGCTGGTAACACTGTATTCATTCCCTTCGTTGATGGTGTCCCTCAAGTAGAAACACCTCCGGGATATCGCCAAGTAGGACGTTAACGCAATGAATGCTTATGACGAGTATGTTAAACGTCTTACTACAGGTGAGATGAATGAATCATCTTTTCGCAATGTGTGGGACCAATTCGACAAAGATTTTTCCGACAGAGCCGTTAACATCTACAATGAATTAAAACAACAACGCCAATACACTGACAGTAGCTGGTATGGCGGAAAGATCGGTAAAGAAAATGTGACATGGGACATGGCGCTTCGTTTGGCCGAAACAGGTGTAGGTTCCGTCTACGACATCGGCCAGCGAGAAGTAAAACGCGATGTTACAGACGAAGATGCTACTCGGACACAAGTCGATCAAGAGTTGTTCAATAAGAAGACCGGTGAAGCTTTAACAAAGTTTAATGAGATTAGGGAGTCGTCAAAGTTTGACACTCGTTACAACATTAACTTTATGCCCGATGGTACACCTGTGGCATATACCAGCAACCGTCCTAGCGATTGGGTCAGTTTTAGAGATGAAGTTCTCAAGCCTGCCCTGCCTATTGCATTGATGGCATTTCCCGGCATCGGTCAAGCTATTGGTACAGCTTTGACTCCCGCTGGCACATCTGCTACTGTTGCTGGTATGGTTGGTGGTGCTGTTGTTGGCGGCACTATGGCAGAGCTTACTGGTGGTAAATTCATCAAAGGTGCCATCATGGGAGCTACCGGTGCTGGCGCGTCACAGTTTGCCAGCAACATCGGCGAGATGATTGGATTACAGGGCAAGCTGGCTGAGCAAGTTGGTAATGCTATTCTTCAGGGCGCTCGTGCTGAATTAGCTGGTGGTGATTTCCTTAAAGGTGCTGCTGTGAGCGGCCTCATCTCCACTGTCAGCAACGCTACAGGCTACACCGAGAAAGATATTAGAAGCGTTATTTCCGCTGTCAAAGCATTGGACGATCCAAACGTCTTCAAACTAGCTGGCGCTTTTAGCAATCTAAAAAATCTTGATTACTTCAGGGATGATAAAGCAACTGCATTGATTGCAGATATTGCAGGAGGTTTAGATCCTAAGTATGGTTCTAATACAGCCTATGACAAGTTCATGCAAGAAGCCATGACGCCTGAAGCAATAGCCGCTATTGAGGCTGACATTGTTGGTGCTTCGCGTGGTCCAGATAACAGAGACATTGGCGGCGGATGGAGTCCTGCTTCGTCGCTTCCAACGACTAACCCATATGATGTTGGTCAAAGCTTCGGGCCTGATAACAGAGACATTGGCGGTGGATGGAGTCCCAATACCGACGTTACAAAGAAAGATACAAGTCTAAAGTTCAGTCCTTCCGGCGCAATCGCTGGCGCAGTTGCTGGCTCACAAATATCTAAACTGACTGATACTAAACCAAAAGTGACATTGCCAACTGGTGGATTTGGTATGTCGACTGCTCCTGCCTCTGGAGATAATTACGCTAATGCTCCAATCAAAGGCTTTGCAATGCGTAAGTATAAGAACGCAGCAGGTCAAGAAAGATACATTCCGTTTGTTGGTGATTCACCGCAGATCAACATACCTGAAGGATTCACACCAGTTGGTATGAATAAGGGTGGTTTCATTCAACGTCGTTCTTGATATACAATATGAATACCAGAGTCTGTGACGGGCAGACTGGTACAAAACAATACCCGTCATCATTGGCTACCTGACTCCCCAGCTTTGCTGGCTACAGCGCAGCCCCAACTTAAGAGGCATCTATGTCTGAAATTGCAACTGAACCTACGTCGCAGAAAACTGTGACTCAACCTTTTGGTAAGCGTAACGCTAACCGTGAACGTATTCAACAGGATGAAGATGAGCTGAAACAGCTACTGAAACAACCTGAAAAGAAAGAAGAGGAAGATGTTGGCGCAACTGCCAACACCGAGGATGACAACAATCTATCTGCCGAAGAGCGGAGTTTCAAGAAGCGATATGGTGATCTGCGTCGTCATTCACAACAACAACAAGCGCAGCTACAAAAACAAATTGACGAGCTTCGCGAACAGCTGACGAAGACTACCACCAATCAAATGCAGTTTCCGACAACCGAGGAAGAACTTTCGGAGTGGACTTCTAAATTCCCTGAAGTAGCCAAGATTGTTGAAACTATTGCGCTGAAGAAAGCGCGTGAACAGACAGCTGAGATTGATAAGCGTCTGCGTGACATTAGTGAACGCGAAGTGCAAACGGCTCGGGAGAAGGCCGAAGTGGAACTACTGAAGATCCATCCAGACTTTCCGAAGATTCGCGACACTGATGACTTCCACGACTGGGCAGAATCGCAGCCGTCATGGGTACAGAAAGCGTTGTATGAAAATGATACAGATGCTCTGTCAGCTGCTCGTGCTATTGATCTGTATAAGATTGATCGAGGCATCACAAAAGCTACGAAGCGTGATAATGACAAAAGTGCTGCTGCGTCTGTATCGACTCGTTCGCAAAGGTCGGTCCCGACTGGCGAGGATACTGAAGGGGTCTTCTACGAATCGCAAGTAGCGAAGATGACCTCGCGTCAGTACGAGGCAAACATGGAAGCTATTCAGAAAGCTATGCAGGCTGGTAAGTTTGTATACGATTTGAGTGGCAGTGCTCGATAAGGTATTGACACGGGCGCAAAAGATCTGATATAACTTTTATAGAGCGAAAAGGGTAGCTCCCCTGACGGTGCCGATTCACCGCCTAGCTCTTTTATCTAATCGGAGATGATGATGGAAGATGTGAAGACGTGTGGTCATTGTGGTCACACGAAACCGATCAGCGAGTTTCATAAGGATAAGACAAAGAAATTCGGTGTAGGTAGTACATGCAAAGAATGTGCTAAAAAGATAAGTAAAGAATACTACTATAAAAACAGTGAGCATATAAAACGTCGAGTCACATGCTATAGTGAGACGTATGTTCCAAGGCATAGTAGAGAAATAGATTCTCGTTTACAAAACCTTCACACGAAGGCGAAATGGAGATCTAAAGAGTTTTCGATTTCTGTTGAAGATCTACATGATCTTTGGAGGAATCAAGAAGGTCGATGTGCTTATACAAAACTGCCGCTGCTTGCAACAGCCAACCAGTTTAATACAGTAAGTCTCGACAGGATCGATAGCAGTAAAGGCTATATAGTTGGCAATGTCCAACTTGTCTGCGCCGCTATCAATAAGATGAAGCAAGAGTATTCAGAAGATATGTTTCTCTTGATGAGTCTGTTAGTAACGCAAAACAATAAACTATCAGAATCACCTGAAAGTTTGTTAGCCCGGTACTTTCCGTTGGGCACTTCGGACAGTAGCGCACCTGACAAAGTCAGCCTCTGTAGTGGTGTGGAGCGTATTTAATTATATGCCATACATTCATCTATAAGGAGATTTAACATGGCTTTTCCTAGCGCACCTAACTGGGGTAACCTCAGTAATGGCAACTTTTCGCCAGTAATTTATAGCAAGCAAGTTCAGTTGGCTTTCCGTAAGTCGTCTGTTGTTGAAGATATAACAAACAATGACTACTTCGGCGAGATTGCCAATATGGGCGATTCCGTCAAGGTGATCAAAGAGCCGGAAGTGAGCGTTCAAGCTTACGCTCGTGGTACCCAGATCACTGCTCAAGACCTCGACGACGAGGACTTCACGCTGGTGGTTGATCAGGCTAACTACTTCGCTTTCAAAATCGACGATATTGAGGCTGCTCATTCGCATGTTAACTTCATGCAGATGGCATCGGACCGTGCTGCCTATCGCCTGCGCGACCAGTACGACCAAGACGTTCTCGGCTATCTGTCGGGCTACAGCCAGTCTGCCAAGCATGCCAACGCTGATACCGTCCGCACCACTGTGCCGGGTACCAAAGCTATTGCTACTGCTGGTTCTGACGAACTGCTGGCTTCGATGAAACTGAGCCGTCCCAGCTTCGGTCAACTGACCACTGCTGGTTCTACCGGTGATTCGATTCCTGTGGCCGCTCGTCTGCCGGGTGCTACCGCTCTGTCGTCTTCGACTGTGTCGCCCCTGCAGATCATCGCCCGTATGGGTCGTCTGCTGGATCAACAGAACGTTGACACCGCTGGTCGTTGGCTGGTGCTGGACCCCGTCTTCATCGAACTGCTGAAGGACGAAGACAGCCGCCTGCTGAACGCTGACTTTGGCGGTTCTGGTCTGCAGAACGGTCTGGTGCTGAACAACCTGCACGGCTTCCGTGTGTACGTGTCCAACAACCTGCCGAAGGTTGGCACTGGCCCCGGCACCGCTGGTTCGTCTGCTCAGTCTAGCAACTACGGTATCATCGTGGCTGGTCACGATTCGTCTACCGCTACTGCTCAGCAGATCACCAAGACCGAGAGCTACCGCGATCCCGACAGCTTTGCTGACATCGTTCGTGGCATGCACCTGTATGGCCGTAAGATCCTCCGTCCCGAGGCTCTGACCGTTGCTCGTTACAATGTTGCCTAAATGAAGCGGGGAAGTCGCAAGACTTCCCTCTTCAATGTCTTTATAAAGGAAATCTGAAATGGCTACTATCTCTATCGCTGCTGGCGCTACCGCTGGCCGCACCGCTGGTTCGGTGCCGTACCTCGTTGACGCCGTCGTCGACTTCGCCGTTGCTGCTGCCGAAAAAGGCAGCGCTCTGGCTGCTGCTGACGTCATCGAGGCTCTGTCTGTTCCCGCCAACACCTGCATCCTGAACGCTGGTCTGGAAGTTATCACCGCTGCCGGTGGCGAGTCCAATGACACCACGTACGATCTGGGTGTGACTGGCATTGACGCTGACGTGTTCGTTGACGGCTTTGACGGTGATGCTGCTGCTGCTGGTGCTTATGCCCAGAACGCTGCTGCTTTCCAGCCTGTCGTGATCGGCACTGCTGACACCATCGACCTGCTCATCGCTACCGCTACCACTGCTCCGACTTCGGGCAAAGTGCGTGTGTGGGCTGTGCTGATGAATGTCGACGGTCGTATCGCTGCTGACGAAGTTGACCGCGACCAACTGGCTTAATAGCTGGTAGAACTATGGGGAGGGTCTTTATCGACTCTCCCCTTTCTTGCTTATAAACTATGTCTACCTATCTCACCTTAACAAATGAATTGCTTCGTAGGATGGGGGAAGTTGTCATGGACACTACCCAATTCGACGGTGCTAGAAACATTCAAGCGCTTGCAAAGACTGCTGTCAATTCATCTGTTAGGGAGTTGATGCATTCTGCGCAGGAATGGCCGTTTGCTCTCATCACTCATACACAAACACTTGCTACCGATGGTACAGGTATTTACGCATTTCCAACTGCAGCATCTAGCGTTGATTGGGAATCGTTCTATCTGAAGAAGTTGTCGACGGCTAACAATGAGCCTCGCCGTCTTCCTATCCTGACCTACACCCAATATCTCGATGAGCGTCGTCCTATGGAGGACATGACTGGTTCTGGTGGATACGGTGTTCCTGAAGCTGTCTATCAGACGCAAGAGGGTAAGTTTGGTGTGACGCCAAAGGCCGATCAACCTTACGAAATCGAATACAAATACTGGACTATTCCGAACGATATGGTTGTTGCAACCGATGAATGTATCGTTCCGTCTCGGTTCGACAATGTCATCCTCGACGGTGCAATGTTCTATACGTTGATGTTCCGCAGCAACGAGCAAGGCGCTTCCATCTATCGAGATAAGTTTGATAACGGCATTCGCACTATGCGTCGTCTGCTTTTGGATGAGCCGTTCACAATGCGTTCGACAATGATTACTCGTCCGCTCATTTCACCGCGAGTGATGTAATGGCAGATCGTATTCAGGGCTTTAAAGTTAGCTGTGTTGGTGGTCTTAACACCAATAAAGACGTTCTCGTCCAAGGCGAGAATGAACCCGGTTCCGCCTATTCTTTAGTCAACTACGAGCCATCAACTACTGGTGGCTATCGTCGCATCAGTGGTTACAGCAATGACTATGGCACTGTTCCCGGTACAGGGAAAGTGTTGGGTGTCATGGTGGCAGAGAACATCAACGACGCCATTTTTGCTTGCCGTGCTCCTTCATCTGGCACCAGTTATTTCTATCGATGGAATGACACTACCGATGATTGGGTTGCTGTAACGACTCCCATCACTGTCACAATGACAGGCGTTAAAAAAGTCAGGTTCGTCAAATACAACTGGGCAGCAGATAAGGTGTTGCTGACGGATGGTGTAAATCCTGCAGCTACCTATAACGGTACTACATACACGCAGATTACACATGCCAATGCTCCGTCTGCACCGAAGTATGCTGCTGCGTTTAAGAACCACATCTTTCTTGCTGGCGATCCGACTGAGCCGTTCAATCTTTATTTCTCTTCGCCACTTGCAGAGACCGACTTCAATCCTGCCAATGGTGCTGGTGTCATTAACGTTGGTTTTGAAATTGTTCAAATCAAATCGTTCCGTGACACGCTCTTCATCTTTGGTAAGAATTCGATCAAGAGTTTGACAGGCACCAACATTGCAGACTTTGTTGTGTCTGAAGTGACAACTAACTTAGGTTGTGTTGTCCCTGATAGCGTCATTGAACTTGCCGGTAGCTTGTTGTTTCTTGGACCAGACGGTTTCCGACCCGTGGCTGGTACAGCAAAGATTGGTGACGTTGAATTGGAAACTGTGTCTAAGCGTATTCAGTTTACTATCAATGCCATCCTGCAAGAAATTGCTGCAGAAGATTTAGACGTTGAACTTATCACCAGTGTTGTGCTGCGTAAGAAATCACAGTTCCGTTTCTTCATTCCGACTGAGGGTTCTTTTGGAGTCTTAGGTGGTCTGCGAGAATTCAATGGTGCTATTGGCTATGAGTTTTCGCAGTTGTTTGGTATACCTGCGACATGTGCTTCTAGTGGTTATGTTGACACCAATGAGATTGTCATTCATGGTGACTCCACTGGGAAGGTGTATAAACAAGAATCTGGTACATCGTTCGACACGCAGCCGATCTTGTCTATTTATCAGACACCATATTACTACTTCCAAGATCCCACAATCAGGAAAAACTTCTACAACATTACCACTTTCCTACGCAGTGAAGGAAGTACCAACATTGTGTTGGCTGTGTCATACGACTTTGAAGATACACAAAACGTCTTCAATCCATCAAACTATGATATAACAACGTCTGGTGCAGCCGCATACTACAACGAAGCTGTATATGATGCCGCTGCTATTTATGACGGCAACCCTTCACCTGTAGAAAAAACAAACATTGAAGGCTCTGGGTTCTCGATTGGTTTCCGATATGTTACCAACGATACAAATGCGAGCCATACTATTCAAGGTATAGTGCTGAACTATGCCATGAATGATAGGAGATAATCTTGGCTGGATATGTAAGACAATCCGCTGCAGACATCGTACCAACCGCTGTTGTACGAGCAGCACCAATCAATAACGAACTCAATGCTCTGCGTGACGCTTTTGCTGTAGCTGGTGGTCACAAACACGACGGTACAGCTTCAGAAGGTCACCTGATTCCGTTGATCTCTGATCCTAACGGCTACAACAAAGTCGTTGTCGACAGTGTCAATAACCGAATCAGTTTCTTCGTAAACGTCAGCAGCGCTGCCGTTGAACAACTTCGTCTCTCTTCTGGTGCTTTGCTGCCTGTCACAGATAATGCTGTAGATCTTGGTAGCTCTACTCAGGAATTCAAAGATCTGTGGATTGATGGTACAGCCAATATCGACAGCCTTGTTGCTGATACTGCTGACATCAACGGTGGCACTATTGATGCTGCTGTCATTGGTGGATCTACACCTGCAGCCGCTACTGTTACTAACCTGACGGTCAATAACGCAGCAACAATTGCATCTGCTGATATTAACGCCGGTACCATTGACGGTACTGTGATTGGTAATAGCGTTGCTCAAGCCATTACTGGTACCACCGTTACAGCCACTGTTGGTTTTGTTGGTGGTCTTACTGGTAATGTTACAGGTAACGTCACTGGTAATGTCACAGGCGATGTCACTGGTAACTTGACTGGTAACGTCACTGGTAATGTTACAGGTAACGTGACAGCTTCCAGCGGAACATCGACATTCAACAACGTCACAATCAACGGTACTCTCGATATGTCGAGCGGTACTGCTGGGACAATCACTGGGTTGTCTACTCCGTCTAATCCAAGCGACGCAGCTACGAAGGGTTATGTCGACGCCGCAGATGCGTTGAAGCTTAACTTGTCCGGTGGCACCATGAGCGGTGCTATCGCTATGGGCAACAACAAGATCACCGGTCTCGGTACTCCGACGAACGATGCTGATGCTGCCACTAAGCTGTACGTTGACAATGCTGTGCAGGGCTTGGATGCTAAAGCGTCTGCTCGTGTAGCTACCACTGCTAACATCAGCCTTTCCGGTACTCAAACTATTGACGGTGTGTCTGTCATTGTTGGTGATCGAGTGCTGGTTAAAGATCAATCGACTGCTTCAGAGAACGGCATCTATGTTGTAGCTGCCAGCAGCTGGACACGTGCAAGTGATGCTAATACTTGGGATGAGTTGGTTGGTGCTTTCATCTTTGTTGAACAAGGTACCGCGAACGCTGACAACGGCTTCGTCTGCACTGTCAACACTGGCGGTACTCTCGGTAGCACTGCTGTAACTTTTGTTCAGTTCTCTGGCGCTGGTCAGATTACAGCCGGTACAGGCCTGACTAAAACCGGCAACACCATCAACGTTAACACTGCTTCTTCTGCACGTATTGTTGTTGGTGCAGACGAGATTGATCTTGCTACCACAGGCGTTGTTGCCGGTACATATCGGTCCGTCACTGTTGACCAATGGGGTCGTGCTACAGGTGGTACCAATCCTACGACGATCAGTGGTTACGGCATTACCGATGCCTACACCAAGACTGAAGTAGACACGGCACTGTCTGGTAAGCTGAGCCTTACCGGTGGCACTATGACGGGTAATATCGTCATGGGTGCCAACAAGGTGACGTCTACAGCAACACCGACAACCGATGACGATCTGACTCGTAAAGGGTATGTCGACACCATCTTGGGTTCGGCTACGTCTGCTGCTGCTTCTGCTGCAGCTGCTGCCGTTTCTGAAAGTAATGCTGCTGGTAGCGCAAGTGCTGCCTCTGCTTCTGCTTCGTCTGCTGCGTCAAGCGCTTCAACCGCTACGTCTGCTGCTAATGCAGCAGCAGCAAGCTATGACAGCTTTGATGACCGATATCTTGGTGCCAAAAGTTCGCCGCCTTCTGTCGACAATGACGGCAATGCTCTGATTACAGGCGCTTTGTATTTCGACACCAATGCTAATGAAATGCGGGTGTGGACTGGTAGCTCGTGGAAAGCCACTGGTTCAGCGGTCAACGGTACAAGTCAACGTGCAACATACACCGCAACTGGTGGTCAAACAACTTTCGCAATAGTTTACGATGTTGGATTTGTAGATGTCTATCTCAACGGTTTGAAACTGTTGGCAGGTACTGACTTTACTGCTACTAGTGGTGTAGACATCGTACTGCAAACTGGAGCCACTTCTGGTGACATCGTTGACATTGTTGCGTATGGCGCATTTAACGTTGCCAATACTTATACGCAAGCTCAAACTGATTCGTTGCTTGCCACCAAGCTTTCACTAAGTGGCGGTACAATGACCGGTGACATTACTTTTTCCGGCACACAAACTTTTCCCGGTACAATAACCACAGGTAAAGTAATTGCACTGTCGATCTTATTCGGCTGATTTAAGGAGCAATCATGGCAGCCCCCAACATTGTTAACACTTCTACTATTGTCGGCAAAACCAATGTCGTCGATCTGACCACCACCAACGCGACCTCGGTCGTCAGCAACGCCGCGTCCTCCGGCAAGGTGCTCAAGATCAACACGCTGGTCGTCTCCAACGTGGACGGCAACTCGCCGTATGACATCACGATCAACCTGTACAGCCAAGCCGCTGCTGGCGGCACGGCCACGCAGATCGCTTCGACCATCTCAGTGCCGGCAGACGCAACGCTGGTGGTGATCGACAAGTCCACCAGCATCTACCTTGAAGAAGACAAGTCGATTGGCGCGATTGCCAGCTCGGCCAGCAAGCTGAAGGTGGTGTGCTCTTACGAGGAGATTTCCTGATGGCTGAACGTGGCAACGGCGGAATCATCGGCCCCGCAAATGTGCCGACCAATCAGGTTGCGACTGGCGTTTGGAACCTTGAAGAGCAGCAGATTGCGAAAAGTCTGGGCGCGTGGCCGTCTGACTATCGGATTTCACGCAGCCTGCGGTTCAACTCTGCTGACTCGGCGTATCTGAACAGGACGCCTGCGAGTGCGGGAAACCGTAAGACGTGGACGTGGAGTGCGTGGGTTAAGTTCTGTAAATCTGGATGGGATCCTGTTTTCTCCATTCGCGTCGATGGAAACAACCAGTTTTTTTTCAATCACAACGAATCAGACCAGATTCGCATCTATGACCTGCAATCTTCCGTTTTTAGTTTTGATTTGGTCACGACTCAGGTATTTAGAGACTACTCGGCTTGGTATCACATTGTTTTTGCTGTTGATACCACACAGGCAACCGCATCAAACCGTCTCAAGCTGTACGTAAACGGAAATCAAGTAACAGCTTTTAATACAGCGTCTTATCCATCGCAAAACACGGACTTACTGATCAACTCGACAAACAATCATTTGATCGGAAATTTCAGCACAGCATATGCCAATGCTTACATGACCGAGGTGAACTTTATCGACGGTCAAGCCCTCACGCCTTCCAGCTTTGGCATCACAAACCCAGACACTGGCGTTTGGCAACCCAAGGCTTACACCGGCACCTACGGCACTAACGGCTTCTACCTGAACTTCAGCGACAACAGCAACACGACTGCTACGACGCTGGGTAAGGACTACAGCGGCAACGGCAACAACTGGACGCCCAACAACTTCAGCGTTTCTGCTGGTGCTGGCAATGACTCG